CCAGTCTCTTTACAAAACAAAAATAAATGACACAATCCATTTATTATTGAGTTAAATAATGTTGTAAATGGATCTCCACTCTTCCTAGTTCCATCTACAGAATATTTAATTCCATGTGTTGTAAAGCCATGAGTTTTGATGTTAGCTCTCATCAAATCTGTGACATTCGTTGGTGCTCCAAATTTCTTGCACATCCAAACTTCCAATTCACAGAATTTGACGTTCACTGAACTATCAAAACTACTAATATCATCTTCAACAAAGGTTCCCATAAACCCATTTGTCAAATATGAAGCCGCTTCACTTCCTGTCATGCCACTGGTCATACAAACCACGTTTTTGGAATTCCAACGTCGTTTTATAACATCCTGCAAGGCCATAATCCATGGTCCCACTATATTAATATATTGAGGCGAAGCTCCTTGTATTAACCTAGGATCCTTCTCATTAATATCAGATGGCGAACAATAGCAGTTGTTCTCTACTTTAATAAATGAACTCCTACTTGTAAATCTATGGAGTTCACTGCTGCTAAGTTTAGCGGTTAATAACCCGCTCTCAGCCATTTGTGTATAAACTTTACTCAAAATAGCTTTGACAGCAGGGCGGGCATTACTCCGCTTTAAATATTCTGTATGAAATACAGCTTGTATACCATAAGCTCTAGGGAACAAAAAACGAAAATTAGTTTTAGTCCAACTAATTAATTCATCTAAGAGCTTGGTAGGTTTAGGTGTAACAGCTAGTACTCTTTTACTAACTGCCCTTAACTCATTGTGTAAGTTAGGAGAATATGCATTGGGTGCATAACCCCCTGTATTGAATGCTAAACAATAATGTTTTCCCGTTAATTTTCCATAAGGTTTGTATTTGAGATTTCCACGTGAATTTGTAATATCAACATAAGCTTTGGCGCTTTCTTTGAAGAGAGTCGTCAAAGGGCCATTACAATTAACTAATTCCTTAAACGAGCTTGACAAGCAGGACATTTTAAAGAATTAACTGGACTTGCAACCCTATACTCTACAAAACAAGTATGGTGCATAGTATGTCGACAATTGTAATATGGTAACCCATTTTGATCGGTAGTAAGCTCAAAACATATGTGACATTCTCGTAAAAGTTGATCTTGGGGTATATTACGCGCAGCCCTCGCTGCTACGTGATCAAATCTCCATTCACTGACTATATCAAAC